ATCGAGCTGCCAGGCAGCGTCACCGACCTGGCCAAGGGCATCTTGGAAAACAAGGCCGCCATCAGGGCAGCCGAGGCTCACATCGAAACAGCAGAGAAGCTGATCAAGGCGCAGCTGGGCCAAGCAGAGAAGGGCAGGGCAGGGCAGTACGTCATCAGCTGGCCAATGCGCAATTTCAAGGCAGCAGCCGAGCGTTTGGTGCCGGCTAAAGAAGCGTACAGCGTGCGCCAATCCACTCTGTCCATCAAAGAGTGGCAGCCATGATCTGCACACTCATTGCAATCGGCTGCCTGATGGTCGGTGGCACCGTCGGCCTGCTGGTTGCCTCGCTGTGTTTCATTGCAAAGGACAACTGACATGAACCTACCCGACCGCCCCGCCATCCGGCACGCATACGAACGCGCTGTCGTTGCGCTGCTAAACGCAACAAACGCAACAGAAGAGGAAGCCGAAGTGTTTGTTGACGCAATGGCCGACCTCATTTTTACAACCATGAAACAGTACATCGAAGAGGAAGAACAGAATGCAACTCACAACCACTAACCAGCGCGGCTTCGCGCCAACCACCCTCACAGAGGCCATTCAATTCAGCGAGATGCTGGCCAGCTCCAGCATGGTGCCCAGGGCATATCAGGGTAAACCCAATGATGTCCTGGTCTGCCTGCAGTGGGGTTATGAGATGGGCATGGCACCCATGCAAGCGCTGCAGAACATTGCTGTGATCAACGGCAAGCCCAGCATGTATGGCGACTCACTCATCGCTTTGGTGCAAGCCAGTCCCGCATGCGAGGACATCGAGGAATACTTTGAGAACGAAGGCACGCCCAACCCCGTGGCTGTCTGCGTGGCCAGGCGCAAAGGACGCACGCCTGTGATCTTCAAGTTCTCTGTCGAAGATGCCAAGCGTGCTGGCCTATGGGGCAAGACAGGGCCATGGCAGGCATACCCCAAGCGCATGATGCAGATGCGTGCCCGTGGGTTCGCATTGCGCGATGCTTTCCCTGACGTTCTCACAGGATTGATCACAGCCGAGGAGGCACATGACTGGCCTGCTGAAGCGAAAGGCGCTCCAGCGCCCCATAAAGCCCCTGCAAACCCCCTTGACATGGTGGCCAAGCCGGTAGAGTTGGCAGCGCCAGCTGAGCCAGAGGTCTTAGACCCCGTCGCGGAAGTGGCCGAGGTGGTCGAAGTGGTCGAGCATGTTGAGCTGCAGCCCCTGGTCGAGCGGGTGCCTGGTGAAGATGATGACCTGGGCGAGGTGGAGCCCATCGGGTTTGCTGTGCGCGTGCCAGGCAAGGAGCAGCCCTACAGCGTGCATGACACCCTGGAAGAGTGGGCAGATGCTTACGAAGAGCTGGCCGAGAAGACAGCGAAAGCAGGCAAGCGACCAGCCCGCGAACGCATGACAATTCTGAAGGAGCTGAAAGAGTGCAACCAGGAAACCATTGGCCGCATCGACACCATGAAGCGGATCAGACACACAGCCAACTACCAGAAGCGCATCAACGCCTTGGGCGCTGCGCAGTGAAACAATTGATCAGGTCTGCAAAACGGTGAGCGCCAAATTGATGTGCTTGATTCGGTCGTCAAGACCGATGAAGCCACCATTGATTTTCTTGGTCATCATTTTGTAGTCCTGGTTGTCAGCGTACTGGTTCAGCTTGTGCGTATTCCAGAACCACCCGGCGGTCAGCGCAGCAAACTGCGGCGTGGCCACCAGTTCTGGCTCCATCACAAAGTCAACACCCAGCGCCTGGCCAGCGTGGTAGTAACCGCTGTGGCCGGTGAGCTGAATGCATCCTCTTCCCCGGAAACGGTACCCATCCCCTGATGCCTCATCCCTGTTGCCCATGCGGTCAGCGTAGACCTTGTTGGCAATCTTGCGCGGGTTGCGCTCATATTGCTTTGCGATCTCCAGCAGCGGGAAGCGCTTGGGCCACAGCTTCATCAGCGCTTCGGCCCGGTAGTTGAGGTTTTCTTCCAGCGTCTTGAAGTGACCGCATTCATGGCCGCACTGGCCAATGAAGCTGGCCTGCTGCGTTGGGCTCATGATTCCAAAGCGCTCAAAGGTTTGGTTTAATGGGTCTACCCACTGCGGGCCAATATGTAGCCTTGTCAATTGTTCGCTATTGACCATTGATGATGTTCCTCACTTCGTTGTAGGCACCGATGCAGGCGTTGAGCTTGGTGATTGCTTTGTCTCCTTCTGCGGCGATGTCGATAAGAGCTTCAATAGTTTGTCGCTCAAGTTCGGTTGCATCGGGCTGGCTGGGTTGTGTATCTCCAGGGGCAGGGGCGGCACTTGCACTGGCTTGTGGACAACTTGGGGCTGGGAGGCGCAGCCGACCAGTCCGAGCAAGCTCATGCATAGCAGACTGCTTCTTCTTGACTTCATCTTGGGCCTTTCTGAGTTGGGATTCCTGATCACTGAGCTTCGCGCCCAGCTCTTGCTCTTTCTTTCTGGCCTCATCATTCTTCTTGGCGATGGCCAGCTTCATGTCGTTGTCGCGCTCAAGCCAGCCGTAATGGTGGCCGACGCGGTAGGTGCCAAACAAAGAGATGATCACGCCAACGATCAACCAGGGCAGGGGTATTGGTAACATCAGTCAGCCTCCGTTCTCGCCAGCGCAAGGTGCTCGCGTTCGTGATCGTCTTCCAAGTGTTCTGGCGGTGTAGTCGGTGGCGGGCCAGGTGTCCAAGACTCGTCAAGCTCTGGGTTTTTCCACACGGGCATGGCGCCAAACGGCTGGCTTGGCAGGCCATAGGCAGACTGCGCTGGTGCATAGCTTGAGCTGTAGCCACCGCCCATCATTGGTTGCTGGCACGGCTGCTGCATCATGGCCTGTGGTGGCTGTGGTGCGCCAAATGCCTTGGAAGCAGAGCCGACAGCGCGCTTTGTCATCACGCCACCAATGCCTCCCACAATCAGCAGCACGATGTCGTTCAGCATCTTGGTGTATGCCTGGTCAATCGGCGCCATGCTCTTGATCGGCTGCGTGACGAACGTCACAGAGTAGAGCAGGGCAATGACAATGAAGCACAAGATCAACGTCACAACAATGACGACGAAGCCCCACACCCTGACTTCAAATTCGTCAGGGGTTAGCTTTGGTTTCGGCTGCTGGTTGGACTGCATTGACTTGTTTCTCCAGAATTGGCGCGACCAGATATTCTGGACACTGCTGAGTGAATAGACATTTTGGCTTTTGGCATTCCTCCGCGTGGAAGAAATCAGGGTTCTGACATTTGTATCGGTAGCGATCCTCACAGCCAGTCAGAAAAAGAAGAAGTAACAGGTATTTCATTTACCAAGACCAACCTTCCCAAGCAATAGATTGACAATCCTGTCTGACAGATCGTCTGGCAAGAACTTGAGAAACCCCAAGACATATAGCGCCACACACCCGTAGACGAATATCTTTAGGCATAGGTCAAATGTCTTTTGGTATTCATTCATCGACCACCGCAGCGTCTTGTTGTTGCACAAAAGTCCATCAATTCATTGATGCCGATGGCCACCAGGAACAAGACAAAAGCCACACCGCCAATGATCATGGCCAGCTCTTGCATTTCATCCTCTTTGGCTTTGGCTTCTTTCTCTGCCTTCTTTAGAGCACTCAATTCTTTGGCATCGGCCAAGTCCATCTCGGCCTGGCGTGCCTTGATCTTGTTCCACACGTCGATCTTGCCGGTTTGCATGAAGAGCATCTTCAGCTCTTCCTCAAACGCACGGGCCTGCTCCAGCGCCATCTCAATCTGAAGAGCGGTTCCCATGTTGGAACCCTTCTTGTCGTGCTTGGCTTGCAGCATTGCCTTAGTGGCCACGCTCTTGGCATCAAACATCTTGCCAATCATTGGGGCAAGCGAGCCTAAGTCATTAGCCACCTTGCTGGCCTTCTTGACCATGCTGATGGCTGATTGAATACCCGCCAGGGCTGTGATGGGGTCAATCATTTGCGCTCTACCTTCTTCCACTCAAGGCAATACACTTTGCGATTGAACACGTCACCAGCCCAAGACCAGCGCACGCATCGATACTCAACCGCGCTTAGCAGGGCAGCGATGGCGAGCGCGCTCAACATGGTCAGCCCTTCGGCAGCGCGTTATGACCGGCAAGCCACATGGCCAGGCCGATCACAGCTGCGCCAGTCAACCAGGCCAGCTTCTTCAATACGCTTTTGCCGACCTCTGTGTAGACCTTGTTAAGCGCAACTTCTGCAGCTCTCTCTGCAATCTGCTCGATCTGTGCGTCTGTCAAGGGCATGTTGTTCTGGCTCATGCTGCGATCTCCATTAGCGTGATTGATGTACCTCCGACGTAGTAGTTGAACGTGGCAGTGCCAGTCAACACGTCGTTGTAGATTTTGTATGTCACAGCACTGGTCGTGCTGGGTGAGTCCAGGTATATGCCGCTTGCGCTCCAGCGCTGGGCATTGGCAATCAGATAACCGATGCCCTGGCCAAACGTGAGCAGATCGGTGGTGGCACGTCGGATATTCTGATTGACGTAGTCAGCAGATGATCCGGTGCTGCGGTCACCATGGGTCTGCGCCATGATGAGAATCTTGGAGCTGGTAGACGTTGGCGTGATCGATGCTGTGAGGACATCGCCATCCGCTGTCAGTGCCACGGTCGAACCAGACACCTGCTGGTAGACCACTTGCAAAATGCCGCCCCTAGCGACTCTGGTTAGGTTTGTAGAACGTCCCATCTTGGGCTCCTTTCGATGTTCTGAAAGGCCCGAGCGGGCCAGTTGATGATTTACGCGCTAGGAGCCTCTGACCAGACTGCGTCGGGACGCGTGGGCCAGGACTCGACCACCGAAGGCTTGCTCACGACGATGGCACGCAGAGCGCCCCGGTAGACGTCGAAGTCAGTGCCATTGGTCAGGTGCGGCTCAATAGCGGTGCTGCGCACGCTGGGCAAGTCAGACCAGTCGCTGGCGACCAGCTCCTTTTTTGCGCGGTCGGAGTTGGCTTGCGATGCGGCAGCGGCAGCAATGGCAGCTTTTTCCTCTTCGGACAGCTTCGGAATCCAGAAAAACTCACGCCCTTCGATGCTGGACGCGTATGCGCGAACTTCATCTTCACTGCCAAAAGGGATTAGCGTTTCCGGGTTGTAGTTGGGCAGCACGCACTCCATCGTGCCGTCATCGGTGACAGTGACGCTGCTCAGGTCGGGGTTGACGGTGGTGGTGCTCATTCTTCAGTACCGATCAGCCAGTAAGAAAACGAACTAGAAGGGTTGCGCACGACGGTGCCCGCAGGAAGCGTTAACGGCACCACAGACGAGCCTGTTTGCGGCGTATGGCTGAGCTGAATGTCTCGACCGCCGATGTTGATGTTGATGTTTTCCGCACCACGAGCAAACAAGTGGCCCCTGAAGGTTCTGCCTGCTGGCACTGTGTAAACCACAGTGCTTCCAGAAAAATTCGAACCGGGGATGTTGACCAGCCGAGCCCCCGCGCCGGTTGAAGATGAAACTGCTGTAAGCATGATGATTACTCCAAATCAGGTTGTGAGGATGCCGGTGGCGCGCACGTTGACGGTGCCGAAGTCGCTGTTGGCATTGCTTGAAACGACAGACAAAACTCTGCCGGAGGTCTGGTTTATGTTCGCCCCCGTCAAAAAGAAGTAGGTCGCGGTGTTGTTCCGAATAGTGTCCAGATCAATCACCGTATTGTTTTGTCCGCCACCGGGGATGTGCAGCAAGAAGCGATCAGAGCCGGGAGTCCTGTGTATGTTGTTGCAGTTGGTATTGCTGATGTTCCCTGCGCCCGAGACGGTAAAGCCACCGGACGCCTTGATAAATGGAGTGGCCAGCGATGGGCCAAGGTTCCACCAGTAAGCGGAGTTCGAGAGGTAGCTGGTTAGCTGCACCACGATGTAATCTCCGGCAGAGTTTTTACCAATGCCGACGAAAAAGCGTTGTGACGACCCATCATTAATGCCGCCAATGTATATGCCGGCTCTTGTGGCCCCATTGATAAGCACGCCGTTGTTTAGGGTGGAATCCGCTTTAAGCCATACATAACCATCAATGGCAGCCGAGTTTGCGTTCGACGTTACGTTATCGGTGACACCAGTAAAGTTCCCGGTCGAAACAGACCCGTTGTTTTGAGTATCTGTTACGGACATGGACTGGTTACCTTGACCAAAACTGTAGATGTACCGACCGTCGAACGAGCATGCACGGCCGTTACTGGTGATGGTTGACTGACTACCATTTGCTCCGCCAGCTCTACGAAAGAGCGAGCTGCTGGTGTTGTTTGAATAGTAAAAATCACCATTCGCAGCAATCACCGCGAAGTTCGGGTCCGTAGAAAAAGCCGTTACTTGACTATTGCTGCCTGTCATGGCGACGGAAGCGGCAATTTCGCCGAACTGCGTCGCAAGAACGTTGTTCTGAATAGTGTCGCTGGCGATAAATGCTTGAATGCGGTTAACAAGGGCCAATCCCGCTGTCCTCAGAACCAGAGACTCGGAGGCGCCAAGTAGCTCGCTGCCTGAGAGGCGTGCCGCGACGTTTGTTTCAGCGACCACCGCGCCGTCGACCGTCAGGCGCAGGTTGCGGTTGTTGGGATTGGTCAGCACAGTTGATCGTAGGTGCGCCCGGTGACGTTGATAAATTCGACGATGGTGTCTGCCATGGTGGCTCCTTATTGAAACTTGAGAAGGGTGGCGTAGCTGAAGCCGGACTCGGGCGTCGTCCACACAGGCGCATTACCCGGCCCCTGAGACACAGGCACTTGGCCTGCGCTGCCGTTGGTGCCGCCAAGGATTAGATTGGGGTCGGTAAGGGTTTTGTTTGTGAGGGTTTGACTGTCAGTGGTTCCAACAATCGTTCCACTTGGCCCTGTCATTGTTGCAGCAGTACCAAGACCTAAGTTTGTGCGTGCTGTTGCTGCATTAGCCAGGTCAGACAGATTGTTTGCTGAAGCCAGGTAGCCAGATCCAGACACATAAGCAGCAACCCATGCGCTGCCTGTGTACAACTTCATTGCACCATCAACACTGTTGAAATACAAAGCACCAGCAACCAATGCGTTGCCGTCATTATCAACACTTGGGTCGCTTGTTTTTGCTCCAAGGTAACGGTCATCAAAGCTGTCGTATGCTGCTAGTGTTGCATCACGCGCAGCTTCTGCAGCTGTCTGTGCTGATGCTGCGCTTGTTGCGCTACCAGCTGCTGCAGTTGCTGAGCTTGCTGCGTTAGTCGCTTGTGTGCTTGCAGTTGATGCGCTACCAGAAGCAGAAGTTGCAGAGTTGGCCGCATTGGTGGCCGACGTAGATGCGTTGGACGCAGACGTGCTGGCTGCTGATGCTGAGCTGCTTGCATTGCTGGCCGATGTGCTGGCAGAGCTGGCGCTGTTGCTTGCGCTTGTCGCACTTGTTGCTGCAGCTGTCGCACTGTTGCCTGCGTTGGTGGCTGCAGTGCTGGCAGTGCTGGCTGAACTTGATGCGTTTGATGCGGATGTCGAAGCAGCTGAAGCACTTGAGGCAGCAGCGGTTGCCGCTGTCTCTGCGTTTGTTTCTGCAGTTTCCGCATTTGCCTCTGCTGTTTCAGCATTTGTCTCTGCTGTCTCAGCGGCAGCTTGTGCAGCTTCGGCAGCGGCTTGTGCAGCAGCAGCTGATGCGGCGTCTACCAACAAAGTCCATTTTGCGCTGTCAGTGTTTGTGTTGATTGGCTGCGATCCAGACGACGTGTGCGCGGTAATACACTGCCAAATGTTGTTGTTTGTTGTGTCTTTGACAATGTCTCGGACATAGTAAACAGTTGTCGCCGCCCAATTGCCACGGTTTGTGCCAAGTGTGTCGGCAATTGCAGGGTTGCCATTGGCATCAAACCCCAGCGCTTTGTTTGCACGCAAGCTGGCGCGTGGCAGCGTCATGTTGATTGTGGTCGGGTCAGTCTGCGGCGCGCTCAATGCACGCTGCAAACCTTCAGCATTCTGCTGCGCAAAGATTGTCTGCTGATCCATCTCGTCGTTGACAGTGTTGGCAAAGAAGTCGCCACCAGTCACAAAGTCTGTAGTGCGCTGAATCGTGCGGTTGCCCACAATGGCGATCTGTGTGGCGCCAGTTGGAGACGCAACCAGGGTGATTGAGCCAGTGCCATTTGATGCAATGGTCACCGTGTAGTCGGTGGTCAACGTCAACAGTGTGTCGTCTTTGTAAACTGCAATGTCAGTGTTTGCCAAGATCTCAAAGGTGAACGCATACGGGCCAGTGCCACTGGCCGCATACACTACGCGACGGGTTACGTTGGAAATTGGGATAGCCATGGTTCAATCCTTCCTGGTGGAAATTATACGGTTTTCTTAAGGTTTGTAATAGAGGCCATTGGCCTTGCGCAGCTCTTGCAACTCAGCAATTCTTGCCTGCAGTGCAGGGTCTTCTCGTTTAAGTTGCTCACGGGCTTCTTTCATATATTTGCTGTGAACATCTTGAACTGTTTGTTGCTGTTCATTAAGTGGCGGTATTGTGAAACCTGGCGACAGCATGACATCCATAATGCTTTGCTTGGACGGCAGCTCTTTGCCGTAGATTGTCAGCAAACGGTTGTACTGCTCGGCCGTCATTTCAACGCCATCAATCTTTTTGTCAGGCATGCCAACGGGTGAGCCGATGCGCACCAGGGCGTCGTCAACCATGCTAAATTGGGCAGGGCTGACGCGAGTTGGCAGCACCAGCTCCATGGGGTTGCCACGCGATGTCAGCACTGGGTCACCCCACAGGTTCAATGCCTCGGGCAGATCGGAGTTGAAGTAGGGCAGGCGTGACTTGTACTTGTTGAACGCCTCGACAAACCCGCGCACACCCATGGGTAGCTCGGGGTCGGCGCGTGTGTCTTTCCTGGTTGGGTCGGACAGACGTGAGATACCAGCGACCAGGGAGCTGTAAACGCCAGCTGGTGAGCCGCCAATGACAAACCCGCCAAACTGTTTGACCAGGCCATCAACGACCTTCTTGCCGTCAACAGCGCCTTGCTGGTTGGTGCCAATCAGCTTGGCAACGTCAGCAATACCCTGCAAATAGGGCTGCTCTTTGAGGTATTCGTACAGGCCGTATGTTGCGCCCAGGAAAACCTCTTCCACTTTGCTGGCGTCTGGTTCGTGCTTGGCATACTCGGCATAGTCGGCAGCGATGGCCATCAGAGCGGAGACTGGCTCCATGCCCTGGTAGCTGTAGTAAGTGTCGCCAACCTTGATGGAGTAGGGCATCCAGCCATCACGCATCAAAGCCTCACGGTCTGCTTGGCGCTCAGGGCCGCGACCAGTGATCTGGCCCTCGGCAGACAGGGCTGCGTAGGTGGCCACCAGGCTTGAGCCCAGGGTGACTTTGGCCAGGGCCATGTCGCGGTAGATGCCGCCCTTGGCCACCTCCTCGCGCCACTGAGAAGACAGCGGTGCGAATGGGGTGCGCTCAAGTACCTGCAGGCCGATGTTGGCTGGGGTCTTAAAGAACGGCACCACCACCTTGAGGGCAGGGTGGTTGAAAACCTGTTGCAGATTGGCCAGGGCCGGTGGCAGCTCGGCAGTGAACGTGCCCTTCTGTGCGAATGTCAGGGCCGCTTCGTCCAGGTCGCGGGGTGGGTTCTGAAACAGACCCTCAATCTCCATCGAAGCCTTGGCCATGGCGTCTGTCTCAGACAGGCCAGAGTCAATGCCTTCTCTGTAGACAACCTTGCCTCGGCGGGTGATCTGGGTGTTCAGCTCCATGCGGTACAGCACACCCTTGAAGAACTCATCCTCGGTCAGCAGTGCGCGGCCAGGAATGGTCACGGCCGTGCCGTAGAAGTCGAGCGCTTTGGCGAACCACTTGTCCTGCTCAATGCCAAACGCGCCAGAGGAGATGGTTGGCTCATAGCCGCCACGCTGCATCTCAATCTTGCTCATCAGGTCATTGGGGGCGTTGTTCTTCCAGGCAGTGCTGGCCAGCTGCAGACCCTCAACGATGCCGTTGCGAAGGGACTGCACCATGGTGAGAGCCTCATCCATGCCAATCTTGTCAGCCTCGGAGCCTGGCACCAGTGCCTTCCAGCTGCGCACGCCGGTCGGCAGCACGTTGCCGTACATGGCAGCGACCATGCGCTCGGGGATTTGGTACAGGCCGAACAGGGTGTTGGACACCACGTTCTTCGCGTGCGATACAGGCGAGGACAGCAGGCCGTTGATGTAGGTGGTGAACCAGACATCCTTGACGCCAGACATCATGGATTTTTCAATCATGGCGTTCTGGGCTGCGCGGGACTCCAGCGACAAGTAGCTGCGTGCCATGTCTTGCAGGGCACCGTCGCCACCGTATTCGTCCAGCACCTGGCGAATTACAGAGGCGTTGCCGTCGCGTGGGATGCGGAACACCGCCAGGGCGCGGGCTGTCTCGGTCTGAATGCCTTTGACGCCCTTTTGGATCAGACCGTGAAAGGCCACTTGCTGGCGCAGCATGAGCTTGTCAGCATCGGTGGCCATGCCAGAGTTGACCAGCTTGAACAGCTTGTCTAGCTCATTGGCGCTGGACTCCAGCACCTCCAGGGCTTTGTATGTCTCGACAGCGTTGGCCATCATCTTGCCGTCGCCACCGATCAGGCGCGTCATGAACGCCTCGCCAATGCCGCTCTCTGCAGCCTTGGCTTTGATCTCATCGAATGTGACAGCCTTGGTCTTGATGCCAAGCGCATCAGCGACACCGCCCACAATGGCGGCTGCGTCATTGGTCTGGTATCGAGCCAGGTTGAACGGCTCCTCTGGGATGCCAGCTTCAGCCTCGGCCTTGGTCAGCGATGGCTTGCCGATCACGTTGCCTGAGGCAGTACGCTGCTCAACCGCGGCACCGACCTTGTTGGTCAGTGTCTGGTCAGCTTCGGGGATCAGCTTGTAGCGGCCAGCCTTGGTCGCATCGGGCAGGGTGCCTTCGGGGATAACACCAGGCACCAGGGCACGCTCAGACTTTGTGGCCTGGCGTGTGATCAGTTTGCGAATAGCTGCGTCAACGGGGCCAGCGATCTGAATGCCGTCGGCCATGCTGGGCGTGCCTGGCTGGCCGGTGCTGTCGTCACCAGCTGCTGCGTCAACCTGCTCTGCAGGCATCGGCTCCAGCTTGGTCGGGTCTGCGGGTGCAGCTGCAGGA